GAGTTAAATGATGATACGGAACATAAAATTGAAATTGTTAGTAGAGAAGCAATTAATAGTATTCCTGCAACTTATTTCTTTTTGTCAAAAACATTATGCCGTGCAGAACAAATCAGATTTGTTACAAAATATGAGGATAAATGGAATGGTGTAGATGTTCTAATAACCGCTAACCCAAAGGTATTACAATCAAAACCACAAGGTAAGGTATCTGTTAAAGTTAAAACTACATACAATACTGATGTACAGGCTGATTATGAAATCGAGACGGTTTTAGATTTCATTAAAGATGAAAATCTTAGAAATAAAATTTTAAATACTAAAATAACAACATTCGAAGAACTTAATTAATTATGAATTATTATATAGACTTTAAAGCTTTAGATGAGCTTTTAAAAATAAAAGATAAATCTAGTAATGGAACAATCATAGAAGAAGATGAATCATTTCATTATATGATAGATGAAGATGGGAAAGAAGTATTAATTGGGCGAGATAAGAATGTAAAGAAATACCCAAAAGGCAGAGAGATTGATGCTATCAAATATGATTTAGTAAGTACTTTAGTGGATACTATATTAAATTCAGATGAAGATATTGATACAATATTAGGTGTAAAATCTTTACAAAATACATCATTACCATTAAATTTAGCAATAACCACACTAATAGAATGTGGCGTAATAAAAACATATAATTAATTATCATGGAAGACGTAAAAGAAAAACAAATTAAAGAAACATTAGATAATCTTGATGCAAAAAATTTCGGGATTTATTATTTTACCTTGGATACTAAAGGTAATCCATCTGCAGCAATTGCTACTATTTACGAACACGTAAAAGTATTAAATAAGTTAGGTTATAAAGCATATATCCTTCACGAAAAAAATGATTATCGTGTAAGAGGTAATGAAAATGGTGCTGGTGTTGCTGATTGGTTGGGCGAAGAATATGCTAACTTACCGCATATTTCATTGGAATCTCAACAATTAAATGTTGGTCCAAAAGATTTTATTATTATTCCAGAAGTATTCTCAAATGTAATGGAACAATGTAAAAATTTCCCATCTAAAAGAATTGTTTTGTGTCAAAGTTATGAATATATATTCGAAATGTTACCACTAGGTATTACTTGGGGTAATTATGGTATTAATGATGTAATTACTACATCACAAAAACAAGGTGATTATATAAAATCACTTTTCCCTAATATTAATATCCATGTCATCCCAGTATCAATCCCTGAATATTTTAAACCAACAGAAAAAATGCAAAAACCAATTGTTTCTTTAGTTACAAGAAACCAAGGTGATGCAATTAAAATTGTTAAATCATTCTACGCACAATATCCAATTTATAGATGGGTTACTTTCAGAGAACTACGTAGTATTAATAAAATGGCATTCGCTGAAGCTCTTTCTGAATCATGTTTAGCTGTATGGGTTGATGATATTGCTGGTTTCGGAACATTCCCAATCGAGGCAATTGAATCTAATACACCAGTAATTGGTAAAATACCAAATATGATTCCTGAATGGATGGCTACTAAAAATGAAGATGGTTCATTAACATTAAATGAAAATGGTGTTTGGACTAATGATATTTTAGCTATTCCAGAATTAATCGCAACATTCCTAAAACTTTATCTTGAAGATTCAATACCAGAAAATATTATTAAAGGAATTGAAGCAACGAAAGGACAATATACTACTGCTAAACAAGAAGTTAAAATCCAAGAAGTTTTCTCTACTATTGTGGAGAATAGAAAAAATGAAATTAGTGATAAATTAAAATTAGAAAAAACAAATTAAGAATATGAGAGAAATCAGTAACATAGCGGTAATACTTCCAGTACATAAACTGGATAACCCAACGAAACCACTTTTAATTAATGCAATTAAAAGTATTGAATTACAAGAAACATTACCAGATGAACTTATTATTGTTGTAAGTCCAGAAGCTAAATCTGCAGTAGAATCTATTGACTTAGGTGCTATTAAAAATATTGTAAGAATCATTGAGAATAAAGGTAAAACAGACTTCTCTAGTCAAATTAACTTCGGTGTTGAAAATACAAAAAGTGAATGGTTCTCAATTCTAGAATTAGATGATGAAATGAGTAAAATTTGGCTTAAAAATGTAGTTAAATATAGAGCAGTTTATTCTGATATTGAAATGTTCCTCCCTATCATTGTTGATGTTGAGCCAAATGGTGGTTTCTTAGATTTAACAAATCAAACTGTGTGGGCAGCTGAATTCTGTGATGAAATGGGTATTTTAGATAAAGATACATTATTAAGATATCAAAATTTTAATTTTGATGGGATGGTAATGAAAACATCTGTATTTAAAGAATTCGGTGGATTAAAACCATCAATGAAACTTACATTTATTTATGAATTCCTATTACGTATGACATATAACTCAACTAGAGTTATGGTTATCCCAAAATTAGGTTATAAACATGTTAACCAAAGACCTGAATCATTATTTAATGAATATAAAAATACACTTTCATTAGATGAGTCAAGATGGTGGATGTCACAAGCAAAAAAAGAATATTTCTTTGTTAATGATAGAAACATAACATATACTCAAGACTTGAATGCTTAATGGCAAAGAAAAGAGCAGCAAAGGGTACATCAAACATGTATTTTGGTCCAGAAGAGGAAAAGGCTGTTGTTGACTTTTTATCTAGTACTGATGACTTAGAAAGAAATAGAATCTACAATCAATGGTTGAAAAAACCATTCAATAAAATGATTGAATCTATTATCAGACGTTATGGTCTTTATAGAAAGACTGAATCATTTGAAGATTTACATAGTGATACATTATCGTTCTTAGTCACAAAAGCCAGTAAATTTAAATATGATAAAGGTAAGAAAGCCTATTCTTATTATGGTACTATATGTAAAAATTATATCCTAGGTTTATTAATGAAAGATGATAAAATCATGGTACAAAAAATGTATTATGATGATGTATCAGAAGCCATAGAAGATAATCTTGAATTTAGTTATACTATTGATGAACCACAAAATGAATATGATGACTTTATAAAAATCATTTCAGATGAAATTAAAGCTGAATTATTAAATCCAGCTAATTTAGAAGGAAAGAAAAAATTATCAGACAATGAAATTAAAGTGGGTAATGCCATCATTGAAATCTTAGATAATTGGCAAGTTATATTCAATACTCTTGATGAAAGTAATAAATATAATAAAAACGCATTCTATGCCTCTGTAAGACAATACACTAACTTAAGTACTAAAGATATTAGAACATCCTTAAAACGTTTTAAAAAGATTTATGTCTTAGTTAAAACAGATAAAATGGATGACGAAGAATAAATTTATCTTTCTTATATATTTATTATATATAAACTTATATTATGCCTAGAAAACAAAGATTAAAAGTAAAAGTTAATGATAATACCAGTCTTGAAGGGTTAATGCAAGAGGTATATAATGATGCACATATACAAATATTTGATGCCCAAAGAGGCTTAAATGAATTATCTGCATCAATTGTAAGAGATGAAATTACATCTGTCGTAGATAATGATGACCTCACTAAAATTGCTAATAGTAAAGCCAATCTATTAAAGGTTAAAGAGAATGCCATCAAAACTAAATTAGAATTGGCTAAATTACAAGCTGATATCATTAAACATAGTGGTAATATCCAAGAAGCTATTAATGCAAAAAAAGAAGAAATGGGTAAAGTAACGACTAATGATTTTAAAGCACTCAGAGAAATGCTAAAAAACAATAATAATGATAATAATGAGGGTGAGTAATTCAAACCTAAATGAGTTTAATAAATGATAAAAAAGAGATTTTTGGAGAAATAGCCGCATTAAAAACCCTTAATGAGGGATTCCCCTCATTCCTATTATCAAACTCAGTTCCTTCAATAAATAATAAACAAGATTCATTAAATTTCTTAGTTGATTTACTAAAAAGTTTAGTTGGTTATGAAAAATTAAATGATGGATTAACTGATTTATTAACAAATGAATTAGATAATATTGAAGTAAGTGTAAAAAAAACTTTAAAATTAAATCTTAAAAAATATATTAATTGCAATAGTAATCCTAAAATTCCTGACTTACTAAAACATCAAAATGTTATACCTAATTCATCTGGGATAAATATTGAATTAAAAAAAATTGACTTAATTGATTTAATGCACATAGAACCAACTAGTGAAGTTGGACATATGTTCTATGATGATACATCTTCTGGATTAAATAGTACTGATTTTAATACATTCTTATATAACCTCATTCAAGACGGAAATCAACAAGATTGGGGTAATAATTCAACTAATCCGATACTAAGCCTTAAATTTACTCAAAATGGTACTGTTAATAATGTTGTTAACATAAAAGCAAGTGAATTTTATAGTACTACAATAAATAATAAGACATTAACAGATTTAAATAATGATTATATTGATTCAATTAAATTATTCCCAAGTGATAAAGTAATTTCAAATATCATCGATTCATTATTCGGACCTATCTCAAGCTTCCTAAAAAAAGATATAAAAACATTAACAGAAGAAGAAGAAATTAATAGTATTATTGATAAATTGATACCCAATTAATTGATAATTCTTATTTTGAATTTAGTGACTTAGAGATAAATAATCACCAAGAAAGTGCTACAAATAGAAAAAATGGTATTAGAAAATTGATTACATGTAACGAAGTGGAAAGTAGTATCCTCCTAGATACGTTATCAACCATAACTACAAATATTGCTAGTGCCCAAAATATCTCAGATAAAAAAGAAATTATAATTAATGGCTTCAATACAATGGCTAATGAATTATCAAGTAATGTGGGTAATATAGATAAACAAAATACTAAATTAAATTTTATAGATTTATTAATAAATAAAATTATTAAAGCTATTGTTAATATTATAT